TTGTTTTTGAGCATCTTTTATCCCAATTAAATAAGAACCTGCTATGCCATAATTTGACCACTTTTTAGCATCTTGCTCAAATTTTACAGCAATCTTTTTTACTTCTTTTTCATAAAACATTCTTATCCTGGAGATATCCCCTGGATTTTTGATAAGTTTTTCATTAACATTTTTAAGCAATACACCTATTCCAAACACAACTTCCTCAGAGGCTAATATTAAATCATCAGCTAAATATTCATAAGATGCAGCATCCATTTTTATCACCTCTAAGCTTCAGGAGTAAATATATCTTTTTCACTTTGCATGCTATTTTCTTCTTTGATTTTTTCTACCTCTGCCATTATATCTTCGATTGACCAATTTGGATGCTGCATCTTAACTTTTATTTCTGTGCTTATTGCTCTCGCCTGATCTAAACTCTTTATAGTTTCACTCATCTCAGAATTATCTATAATTATAGAATCTTCTAATTCAACATTAAATTCATTGGGGTTATAATAATTATTATATAAAATATCTAATTGTTGAGCTTGTTTTAATATACTTTCTATTCCCTGTATCCAATATCTTTCTTTTTTCCCTCGAGTAGAAAAACTTTTCTTTTCTCTTACCCTCAAAGCAGTACCTGATTCAGCCATGCCACCAATGTCTAAGCCAAATGTTTGAGTAGAATATCCACACATATTTACAATATTCTTAAAAAGAGTTTCACATGATTTTATATGTTCATCTACTCTCATCTCAAATTGCACAACTTTTATAGGTTCTAGTGATTCTCCGCCCATTCTCCAACTGCTCAAATTTAGTTTAAGAAATGTTTTTTGAAATTTGCTAAACTTATTTAATACAGTTTTCTCACTGCCATAAATTGTTGTATCTTCCCTTTGTAATAAGTCTTCATCAATAAATATTTGTCCCATGCCTAATTCTATATCTCTTATTAAACTTGTCCATGCCAAGTCAAGGCTATCCAGTAATGGTATACATCCAGAGTAATCATTAATTCCCAAAGATGAACCTGGAAAAATTTTATTAGGTCTCATGTTTGGAATATATGTACATCCTAATCCATCTATAGCCCATGCTACATCAACTAAATTTAGGTTCATTGTTTCTTCCAATGATTCCAATGGCATCACATGACCAACTTTGTCAATTGTTCCTTTGTATAATCTGTATTCAATTAAAGTTGTACTTTTTTCAATTTTCCTATTCTCAAATAGCCTATAAAATACACCTGAACTATAGTCTTCTTTCACTGTTCTCCAGAATAAAACTTCTACAAGTCTACCTCTATGAAATGTTGGGAATGCATTTTCTGGAATTACACATGATATTATAGGAAGCTTAGAAATGCTCGTGTCTATATCTAATTTTAGAAATACACCTGTTAAAGCGGCAGCAATTTCGGCAGCTTCTAATAGTATGTTATTGAATCCATTTTCTTTTATAATGTCTTTCATTCTTTGACCTGATACTGATTTTTCATCATAAGCATATCTTGGAGATTCAGAGAATAATAAGTTTGCGCTTGTAGCCGCAATATCTCCAGCCGCTGGCATATTTACAGCGTTTGCCCTTTCTTCTGCGTCTATCCTTGCCCAAAATATTTTATTTTCAAATTGAGAATTAGCAATCTTTGTTGTGTAATATTTTAGTAATTCCTCAGAGCTGCCAGAATACCACGCCCCATATTCACTATATTTGTCATACCAAAACGACCATTCTAAAGGCGGAAAGTGTGTTCCTTCTTTTATAAACATTTGTTACACCTCGCTAAGATATTTTATAAGTTCTGTGTTGTCTCTTATTACTGCAAATAGCGCAGTCTCTAAGACGCAAATTTTATTATGTTCAAATTCTAAGTTATATTCAAAATTTAAAGCTTCTAATGTTTCATGTAATAGTGTTTTCTTTTTTACATCTTCTTTCAAATCCTTGTCTACGTTTATATTCAAACTATTTCCACAGCAATTTCCAAGGCAATTATTATCTCTAGTTAAATTTTCTATTTCAGTGATTTGATATTTTAACCCTGCTATTTTTATATTATTAATCATGTTTAAACTCCTTTTCCAGTTAAATAAAATCTGTTGTGTTTTAGATTATTGTATACTATTTCAAATAAAGATTCTCCATAATTTTAAACATTATGATTTACTTTTAATTGGCTAACCTAATATTTTGTATCTCGATGCAGCCCATGCAATTAATGCATCTGGGTAATGGTCATCTTCTTTTGCTATCTGTTCAGTTTGCGTATTACTATAATGATATTTCTTTAATTTATCCTGACAAGTTTTATCTTTTATGTTTATCAGGTCTTTTTCTAATAAAAATCTAATTACATTTATTCCAAACTCTTTCCATTGCCCAAATACAACAGGTACAACAGTAGTTGAACATCTTCTCTTTTTCATTATTTTTCTCAATGTTATATGTCCATCTTTTGGGTTACTATCACAGTATAATGTTGTAATTCTTTTATCTATGCATATTTTTATTATTTCTTCACATCTTTCTGTAAGCTCCCAGTATTCCCAACTTTTAGATTCAGGTATGTTTATATATTCTTTTAAATCTTCTATGATATGTAATACTGTGCAAGTATGTCCCCAGTCAACACCTGCTTCGAGGTCGTTTTTCTTTTCATATGTTATGCTGAATCCTCGTTGCCATGCCCTATCGACTGATTCAAAGTCAAATATTGTATCTCCAACTTTAGGTCGTTTTAAAAGATATTCAGAATCCCACATTTCCTTAGTAATTTGTTTTCTTTTTCTTTCTATTTCTTCAATTGTCCAGAATCCACGAGGCTCAGTTACTTCATGTATGCACCATGGATATAATACGGCTCCCGTCTTGTCTCTTGTATCTATAATATCAGTCATTAGTCCGAATGCGTGATGCAATGTTGAACTTACAATTATGTTGTCTTTTATGCCTCTATTTGCTTTAGGTTGACCGAATGCAGCATCATAAATAACTTTTGCCATTTCGTCAACTTCATCTAATCTTAATTTTTGCGGATGTGGTCCCCTTACAGATTTAGGTGATGCCGCCAATGCTTCAATCCAGCTGCCATTATGTAGCTTGTATCCCCTTCCTCCTATTTCACTGTTGACTAATAAATGTCTAGGCATGCCAGGTAAATCCCATAATGTTTTTAAATATGATACTGCTTTCATGGATTGTTCTAAGCTTCCTCCTAGAATTGTTATTCCACATCCATGCTTAAACACAGATTCAAGAAATCCTAAAATTGATAAGTCAAAAGTTTTCCCACTTCCCCTCATTGCATACCATATACTAAAATCGTCTATTTCTGCATATGCTGCCCACAAGGCATCTAATGGTGACTTATGATTATTTTTTATACAGTATTCTTCATCTGAGGCAGGTGATGGAAATCTACTGCCTAACACAGTTGCACAGTATACAGCTAAATGTTCTTTTGTTTTTGGTGCAATACACTCAAAGTTAGATCCGACATCTCGAACATTCATAATAATTTTATTATCATCTATCATTTTGGTTTATTGTCCTTTTGTGTCTTTTGTAATTTCTTATCTTTAGCCTCTGGAACTGGATATAATAATTCAAATGCTCTTTTTATTCTGTCGTCACTAAACTCAATCTTAAGAGTGTTTTCTTTTTGAGAATTTTCATCCTTATCATTTCTCTTCCATTTTTCAGGAAGCATGTTACATAAAGTAAATATTATGGCTGTATCACTTGGAGGTATATGTTTTGTTATTTTCTCTGTTCTCGTATCCTTGCCTGTAACAGTTTTTGTTTCTGTAACCTCATATCCCATACATTTTTTATACAATGAAGATTCTATGTGTTCAGCTAAATTTTGTTTACCCTTTACTATTGCGTCTTCTAATGCAGGATATTTCTTTTTAAATGCATACCATGATGTTTCGCCTATACCTAACTTTTTGTATATAGTTGCTTGTGTTTCACCTATTCTTATCCATTCTTTTATGTCTTCTAAATATGGCTTAACATACTTTACATAGTTCTTTTCTGACATTCTAAATCCTCCAATTAAAGTAAAATCTGTTGTTTATATTTCTATAATATCTACTATATCAAGTTTTTACAAACAAAACAAAAAAGACTTCTAAAGTTGAAGTCTTTTTTGTTAATTATATTTTATTTAGTTAGGTTGACCATTTTTAAGCGAATCCACTATTGAGTCTATTATTTTCCACTTATTTATTTCTATTAGGAAAATATCTACTTCGCTATGAATACTATGACCCAATATATTTTTTAAAGACATTCGTGTTAATATATCTTGTAATTTTGATGTAAAAACATTTTCCTGATATTTCGTTGTAAAAATAGTTAATTCATATAATTCTTTTTCAATTCTTTCTTTGTCTTCTATATTTTCTCTTATAGTTATTAATCTCTTTTCTAATTCAATATGGATTTCTCTTAACTGTTCTTTTATTCCACTTTTTAATTCATCACTCATAATAATTTCCTCTTTTTCTCATGATTTTATTTTCACTTTCATATTTATCATTATCAAATACCATTGAGAAATTATATTTAACTTTCATATATCTCGTCCTAAGGTCAATAGTATATTCAACAACATCATCTTTAAAATAAAATTCATATTTATTTACCTTAAATTCCTTATTGCTATTTCCAACAAATGAATTTTCTTTTAAATTTGTAGCTACTTTTTCCATCTCAGACACAAATGCTGTTAGTATGTCTAAATAGTTTACACATTTTATAAATATATTAAATTCATCACTATATCCAAGTGCTAATTCTTTTATGTTTTCTTTTATCTTTGTACTATCTAGATAAAATAATTTTATAAGTTTATTATCATCTGTTTTTAAATTTTTAATATTATCTAATTCATCATTGACATATAATGAATCAAATAAGTTTTTATCTATACTGTTATCTGAATCATTGTTTAATTTATTTTTTAGATAATCTATTATTTTCATACATCCCACCTATTCATTTGTTCACTTATGAGATTTATGTATCTTTTAGTATCACTATTTTCTTTGTCTAATTTATTTTCAACTGCAATCAGCATTAATATTTCTAGCAATTTTTGTATAATTGTTTTTACATATGGATTTGTAGTCTTGTAATTAATTAACATATTTGACAAATTGTCTATTTCTTTATCTATTGTTTCCCTATCTCCATCTTTCATAATTTCAAAACTTTTTTTAAGCTCTACTCTTATTACTTTCAAATGTACTATTCTTGTCAATTCCATCATATCTTCATTCATTTTTCATTCCTCCATATAAATTCCAAATCTTTAGCACGTGTAGCTGCGCTAATCACATCATTCCCATATCTTACGAATACATAATATTCGTTTGTACTTGTAATAACGCCTTCTTCTTTTTGGTTACTTCCTTTAAATGGCGTGTATATTACCTTTCTTCCAATTCCAGCTTTTGCCTCTTTTAATTTCATTTTTTTGCTTCCTCATACTTTCTATTTTATTATTTTAATAAATTTTAATTTATTTATCTAATTCCTAATATGTATCCTTGTAATTCAGTATTTTTATTGTACAGATACATTTCATACTTATTTTTTAATACATAATAAAATATCTGAGAATCATTTATTTTAAACATTAAGTTAAGTACATCATTGTTTATATTTATTTTATTATCTATTGTTCTTTTACCTTGTTGATTTAACAAAGGTATTATAAAATTTTCTTCATCAATGTAGAAGTTTACATCTAAAAAACTTTTAATATTATCCATCTGATATTCACATCTTGGAACATCTTTTATTCTTGTGTTTCTAATTTTGATGAACCCTGCAAAATTCGTTAACCACTTACCCTCGTTCCATTCATGGCAGCCATATCTATACACATGACTACCTGTATTTCCAGGACAACTCATGCAATATTTTTCCCATAATTTCATATCTTGTTCCCCCAATATTTGTCCATTGCCTGCTCCCATAGCATGCAGTCACTAGGCTTCAAATCTCCAACCTCACACATTCTAACTTCTCTATCTGAACATGTAATTAAATATATTCTTCCTGTTGGATTCCAATAATTAAATCCAGGATTTTCTTTTTCAAATATTTGTAGACATTCCTTACAGTTTCTACACTGTAAGGTTTCATATTCTGATTGATTTACCTTATTGCTATGACTCATCTTTTTATCACCCTTTCACAATTATCTTAAACATATTTTCAAATTCTTCGTCGAATATTTCTAATATCAATAAGATATTGTTAATATTCAGTTTGCCATGTTGTATTTTCTTGTTCATAGCCTGGGGACTAATCCCCAGTTTCTTAGCAAGTTCAGGGATTGTTGTCCCTTTTTGTTTCAATTTGTATCTAAAAAAATCTCCATCAAAGTTAGTTTCCATTGTCGTTTTCCTTTCTCGCCTAAAATGGCGATTCTTCGTTAATTAATTCTTCTCTGTGTTGTTTTTCTTCTAATGATTTATTGTTTTGCAATTCTACCCATTCGGAAAATGAATAGTTTACTGGAATTGAAATTTGTGTTTCATAGTCTGTTTCATGGTCTTCTAGTTCTTCTTCTAGGTCTTCCATTACGTCAAAGTCTTCTAGCTCCAAGTCTTCTAATTCTATGCCTGAGTCTTCTTCATCTTCACAAGAATTATTATCTTCAAAGTCAAATTCATTAATTTTTGCTTCAAGATATATTTTTATATCTTGAAGAATAGCTTTTTCTTTCATTGTTCTTATTCTAAAAGACTCAATATATCCTTTTTTGAAAGTTTCAAATAAGAATTTCTCGCCTTTATTTCCTAGTTCTTCCCAACTATACATATTGCTTATGTCAATTTTATTAGTGTCAAGTTCTGATAAATACCACTCTGGACATGAATTTTTTAAACTTGATATATCTTTCTTTAATCCTTCCAATACTACTATATTTTCAATAACCTTTTTTGATAATTCTAATTTAGTCATTATTTAGTTCCCCCTAAATATGTAGTAAGTTGTATTTCACAACCTCTATGTATATTATATAACGTGTTTTAGTTTCTGTCAACAATTAAATTAAAACGATGTATAATATATCCTTCCAATTAAAAATAAATCCATGCCTTATCAACGCGGATTTATTTTTAATCGATTGTATTTTATTTTTTATTTAATCATGTTATCTTTCTTTTTTTAAGTGCTTTTAATTCATTCTCGATAATCTCTGAACATTTTCTCTTAGTCTCTTCATCTTCTATAATTTTTATTTCGTCAAATTCTAGTTCTGACTCGTCAATCTTTTCAATTCTTTTTATCATGTCTTTTGTTCCTGATGTTCTTTCCATGTGAACTTGGATTCCTTCGTTTAACCATATTATTTTTCTAAACATATTAGTTCCCCCCGTAAAATTTAGTAGGTTAAGTTTTAATTTCTCTTAACCTCTAAATACATTATACATTTTAATTTAGTTTCTGTCAACAATTAAAATAGTTTTATTATTATTTTAACACCATGTTTTCTCACGATTTATCTTTTTTATTTCATCTTCATCTGTTACATTTATTAATTCTAAATTCAAACTTAACATTTTAGCATTTTTAAGTTTTTTTCTATGTCCTATTGATTTTAACTTATATATAAAATCGCAATTAGTATCATTTATTTTATATTCTATTTCTACTATTTCAAAATAGTATCCATCTTTATTTTTAAACATTTCTTCACAATTAAACTCAACTTCACTTTTTACAACTATATAACAACTTTCTCTACTTGATGATTTTACTACTTTTATAACTTTCATTTTTTTATACCTGCTTTCTTTATTTATTAATTAAAATAGTTTTATTATTATTCTTACAATTACATATAAGGATAAAGCTGTGATACATATAACAAATCCAGTTGCAAATCCAATTATTACACCTAATTCATGATAAATATCATTCATTTTTACTCATCTCGCAATCAATAATGTAAACATCAAATACGCTAATTCCATCGCACTTTCCTTTTATAGTTACCTTGTCTCCAATGTTGTAATCTTCTAATCCTTTTCGGCTTTTCATTAGGCAAGATATGCAATTGTAGTTGTATCCTTCTAGTCTGATTGACACTGTATTTACTAAGAAGTCAGATTCAGTTATTGATTCAATTTTCCCTTCAATTTCAACATTTTTATCTTTGTATAAGTTGTTTGCTTTGATTTCATTTTTCTGATATTCCTTGCTTAGTTCACTGGCTGTAAGTTTTAATACTTTTATTGTTGGCTTTAAAGTTTTAGTTGGTTTTGGTTTTGCAGTAGTTGAATTAGCTATCAATGTAATTTCTTGAGGTTTTATATCTGTTGATGTTTGTTCTGGAAATAAACTTATTATTAATCCACCTCCACAGCAACCTATTATTACAGTTATTATTATTAAAATTATTATTATTTTCTTATTCATTGAATATATTCTCCTGTTTATTATTTTCTTATTGACTTTACTCTTGATTTTATTTTAACTGATGTCTTTGGTTTTGGTGTGTTCTTATAATTTTTATATGTAGAATGTATCGATTGTGTTACACTTGGAACTGTTGTATTTCTTGGTGTTGATACTCCAATAATGATTAATTTTATTATGCAGATTATAAATATAATTATCATAAGAATTACTGTAATAGTCATTGTCCTATTCATTTTATTCATCTAATTATTATCTCCCTTCACACAACTGTGAAATTTAAATTTGTTCAGTTCTCTTCGATCCATTTTCTTCAATTGTAATTTCTGTATATCCTTCTCTTTTTAAATCTCTCTTGTATGCTGCTATAGCCTTTTCAGTGTGACAATTTACCCATTTCTTACTATCTGCTGTTGGATATGCAAAAAACCTATCTTTCTTTATTGTTTTACCATGCTTATTTACAAATGTATCTGACATTTTAACTTCCTCCTAATTTAAATTTATTTTAGATCTATTCTCTTGATGTCATGTATTGTTATGCTTTTGCCTTTATTGCCGCCTAATCCAATTGCTAAACTAAATCCTATGCTCATTATAATCAGTAACCCCATGCCGTTGTCATATGATGTAACCAGGTTTTTTATATTTTCTATTAGTTGCAACATTTTTTTCACCTCCAAAACGTCTTAAGTATTCTGTGTGGTCATTACCTGTTATCTTTTTGTATATGCTATTTAGTGATGTTGCGTATACTTTGCTGTATGTATTGCATTCAATGAGTCTCATATTTAATTCAACTTCTAAATATGTTATTTCATCTTTTGTTAATTCTAACTTAGTCATTTTGTTACCCTCTCTCTAAGCTATGCTTAGTTATCTTAGATGTACTATTTTTCTTGTTTCTCTTATCATTTCAATAGTTCCATCTGTATTTTTTATTTGTCTTTCTGTAACTGTTTCTTCCAATGCTTTTGCATTTGAATATTTGTTGCTGACTTTGTCAACTTGATAATTGTTGTCTTGGTTGACATTGTCTAAGTTTATTATTGGATATTTTGCTTTAGTTGATTGTTGTGGTCTACAGTTTGTTCCATTTTTGAATTCATGTGATAAAAAGCCAACTACTATAAAAAATAGTGGCAGTGCTGACATGAAGAATATTTCGCAAAACATAGAATGTGTATAAAGTACTCCAGACTTGAACATAATTACGTCTACTAAAATTATTGCTGCCAGTATGGATAATTTTAATGTTCTAAGGTTTTGTGTAAACATGTGATATATTCCATAGAAGAAATACGTCACAGACTTAATTATCATTTTGTTGAAGTTTTTTATTATTTGATTTGTCATTGTTTTAGTTCCCCTTTAAATTTTAATTAATGTTTTTTATAACTCGGACCAATTAAGAAGAAATCAATTGTCTACTCCATAAACTTTTTAACTATTTTAAACTTTGTCTTCCCTATAAGTGTCCTTTGATATACTCCCCATTCCCTGGCTGTCAATTCTCTTTCGACTATTTTATTTCCTTCTTTCCAGCTCACAATGATTTTCTTTAACTGTTTTCCTTTTCTTTCTATCTTGTCAAACACAAAGTCTAATTCGTCAAGCTCATAATAAGTATCAATATTACATTTATTCATTCAATATCCCACCTTCCTAATTTATTCGGAATGATAGATTCAATTTGTTTTATCAATACCGTTGTACCTTCTACGTCCTCGTACCAATCTTCATGTCCATGTTTTTCTAAAAATTCAATGGCTGAACATTTTTCGTCATCAGTTCCAGTAACGTTAAGACTAATATGTCTACCACTTTTTAAGCCTAATACAAACAGTTTCATTATTTATCATCCTTTCTATTATGTAAATATTAAAGATTCATCCTCGTCCTGTTCTATTATTTCTTCTATAAACATAATTAATTCGTGTAAATTATATATTACTTTATTTGATATTTTTTCTGCGTATTTTAATCGAGGCAACAATAACACCAAATCTTCAAACTTAATTTCACCATCGCAATCTGAGTGATTTAGTATTATTGCTATATCATCTTTTATAGTATTCCATGATATTCCATTGCCATCACAATACCCTTGCATTTTGTTTAAATCTATGCCGAATAATCCAGCCAATTCTTCTCTAAAAACCATAAATCCATGATACGAAAAACTAAAATCAGCATAATTGTATTCTTCTACGTATTTAAAATTTAATCCCATTATTTATCATCCTTTCCTAGCTATGCTAGTTACATATAACTTCTGATTATTTCTTTCGGGTCTAATAAGTTTTTCCCAACAGATTTCATTCCCTTTGGTAATTTTTCTATTACTTCTTCTTCTGTATCTCCAGTAACAACTAAATGTGTTGCCAGAATTTCCATTTTTTCAATTGAGTATAATCTCGCATAAAAACACTTATCTCTATAGTCTATGTCAGTATTATTTTTGTCGAATACTGTAATAATTTTAGTTTTAAACATGTTTAGATAGTGGTTAAAGTTATTCAAAATAATATCACCTGTCATTTTTACTTGCCTCCTGTTCTATATTTCCTATATTGTACAAATGTTTAAGCCCATACAATATACATTCTAAGATGATAGTATTTCTGTTTTTCTTTTGCATGTTTACTAAAACTAACTCGTCCAATACAAATTTAATTGACTTATGCATATAAATTGGGAATATGCATGTGTCTTTGTTTCTTTTTTTACTTTTTGAAGATTCATTTTCTTTCATACTTTACCCCTTTCATTTTTGTAGTCTATGTTGATTTTATAATACTATCTTAAATTTATTATAATACTATTTAAATATTATTGCAATAAAAAATAACTTATTTCTAAGTTATTTTTTATTAATTGTATTTTGTTAGCTGTTTTTCTTTTTGAATATTTCGTATGTTGATTCTGACATTTTGCCATTCTTTAAGTCTTTCGCCGCTTCTTGAAGAACAATTCTTTTAGTTCGTTCAGCTTTTTGAGCTGTTAGATAAGCTGATAATTTTTCTCGTTTTTCTTGTTCAGTCATTGTTGTTAACCTCCTTGATTGATATTTACCCACATTTTAATTAAAACTTCTTTTTGTATAACTTCATCAAATTCTCCGCCTTCAATTTCAGTATCTTGTATTTCTGTAGAACCTTCACACCATGTTAGCATGTAATGTTTGCCTTCTATTTCTGCAACACCTTCGTAATATGTTGACCACCTGTCTTTTTCAGTTATTTTCTTGTCATTGTAACTCATATTATCTATTAATTCTTCCACTTCTTCGCTGCTTAATGTTACACTTTTTTCATTAATTTTCATTTTAGTTCCCCTTTAAAATTTAGTAGATTATTTCTAATCTCTGATTATAGTATATATATTAATTTGTTTTCTGTCAACAACTAAATTAAACTTTTTTTATCTGGTATAAATTTCAAAATATCTTTTTTTAGTTCTTCAAATGTTATATTTTCTTTTATGTTTACTATATGTTCCATTAAGTTGCCATAATTACAAATAAATACTTCATTGTTCCATATTTCTATGTTACGTGAAATTATTTTGTAATCAATCCAGTGTTGGCAAACTTTGTCTAAATTATCAGTAACCATAACAATTTCTTTGTCTTCGTATTCTCCATTTATTAATACAAAAATTTTTTCTTTTATTTTTTCTCGATATAAATCACATTGCAAACGATATCCTTCAAGTTCCCATATTTTATTTTTTGCTTCTTCTTCAGCTATTTGTTTTCCTATTTCAGAATCAAAGTTTTTTACATCAACACATGCAGATGTTCCAGTAACTTCAAATCCATTTTTCAGCTTCAAGCAGCAAATTGTTGTTTTCTCATGTGCTCTAATGAAAACTTTTTCTAAGATTAAATCTTCTATTATTTCTTGTGTAATTTTATTATCATTCAAGTCACCCACCTATCCCACCTATATTTCTTTAAATATTTTTTACATTTATTAGCATATTTTACATCACACCAATAACATTTATTACTAACGCATTTAAATATTAAATATTTTTTAAATAAATTAATTCTGATTCTTTTTAATTTTCTTTTAGTTCTCTTGAAATATTTAAATATCATCTATCTTACCTACTCTTTTACTTAGTCATAATCAAATCATTCGTTTAAGTTTGTGAGTTATTAAATTAACAGTCATGTTAATGTGACTTATATAATTAGTATAGTCAATCAAATCATTTTGCAAGCTTTTGACTTCTTCACGTAACTTATAATTTTCTTCTTGTAATCTGTTTATTGTCATTTCTGGAGTTTCAATATTGCATTCATCCATTTTTTTAAACCTCACTTTTATTTATTTATATTAAATCATATCAAAACATATGAAAATATCAAATATTTTATGTGTAATATTGTTGTTTGTATAAAAATGTGATAATTATACATGTTGGGATTTGTGCCGATTAAAGTAAATCTGTTGTGTTTTAGAATATGTTTATCTTATTACACAAAGTTGATTGAGTTTATGTGATTTGATGATTGAGTTTATGTGATTTATATTTTTAGACATAAAAAAAGACATTTCCGAGATGTCTTTTTTTATCCTGATAAAGTTTTAGCGGGAACTAAAATATCAAAAATAACATTGAAAACATTAATTAATTGTAATTATATGTACCTATGGGGATATTGTCAATATTATTTTATCTAAAAAATACAACTTAAATAAGTTGTATTTTTTAGAATTCTTTAAATTCTTTTGCTAATCTAGCTAAATTTTTTAGCTTCTATAATTCCAAGTCGTATAGCTTCGTCGTTATTTCTCAATACATTTCCAAGTAGTGATATATTATTATGCATTTTATCACGCAATTTTAATTGATTTTCATCTGCTTTCTGCCAGTCATCTATTCCACAT